ACTCGTTTACTAGTCGATCTTATACAGCTTCAGATCAAGGCAAGTCTGTTTACTTATGGAACGGTTTACCCCGTATACGAGGAACACAGTGCCGCGTGATGGAGCGGGTGATGGGTATACCTAGTGTATCTTTCCTCCCTAAAGGTCTTACGGCTCTTGGTGCGTTTCAAGCGCGGACTTCGGTTGCGCTCTTGACACAAGCTATTCACAACGGCAAGCTGGACAAACTCTTCCGCTTGTCTTCATAAATAGGAGTTTTGTATTATGCCTAATATGGCAGATATCACCGTAAAAGCTAACAATGGTACGACAGACGTGATCTTCTTCGCAAAGAACCCCTCAGCCGGAGATTCTGTCCCCGCGCTGTGGCGTGCCGATGCCGAAGGCTTGTCTGCCGCCGCTAAACCAACCTTTACGATGGCCTCCCGTTGGAACGGTCCGAAAACCGCCCGGCGTCTAGACTTGAACTTCGTCTATACCCAAACGGCTACGAACTCGACCACAGGCCTTGTTTCGATCGTGAATCGGATCCCTTTCTCATGTACCGTGGCTCTGCCCACGGAAGTTCCTGATACCGTGATCCAAGAGGCGACTGCTCGTTTTGTCAACCTCATGGGCTCGGTCTTGGTGAAAGCTTCGATCAACTCCGGCTTCGCGCCGACTTGATCGATCACCTAAGGACTTATCCACATGGAAAGTACTCTATCTACGCTGTGTAGCAGAGTGATCTATCCTCTTTTGGAAGATCTGGATTGTCCTCGTTCGCTAGCGGTTGCTCTGCTAGTCAAAAACGAGGAGTGGGAGCAGCTTGTATCTCTGCGAGCCCTCCCGGAGTCGTATGCCAACGCAGATGAATACCTGCGTGCCGCCGCGGCGACAGACCTTTTAAGAAAAGCCGACTTCCTGGATACCGGAATCGACACTGCTCAGAAGGCATGGAATACTTGGGTTCATTGCGAACGCGAGTGCGCAAAAACTAATGCGCGTCTTCTCCCCTATGTCACGAACGGTCCCTTTGAGGATCCTAGTGGCCCGGCTATCGCAGATCATCTCGATAAGCTGAAAAGATTAGTGAAGAGGATTCTAGGTAAAGCACCAAAAACCCTAGAACTCAAGCACGGACCAGGCTCTACGTTTAACGACTCGATCAGTAATGGTTGTACCATTCCTGACAAAATGCAACATCGACCAACTATTAGCAGCAATTGCCTCGCCTTAATCCCGGATTGGGAAGGGACCGCATGGTTCCGTGGTCTGGTTGAAAGCTGCCCCGACGATTCGACCCCTGAGGTTACCCGGGGGAACCGGTTTGTCTGCGTCCCTAAAGACGCCACGACTGACCGGCCGATCGCAATTGAGGCCTCCATAAACGTGGCGTACCAGCTTGCGCTGGGAAAGCACATCAGGAGACGTCTCAAGCTTTTTGGGCTTGATCTTAACAAGGGTCAAGCACATCACAGGCGGATTGCCCGTGAGGCTTCGCAAAGCCAAGAGTTTTGCACCGTCGATTTATCATCAGCGAGTGACACAGTGGCTCGTCTGCTAGTAAAACTGCTCTTGCCGGAAGACTGGTATGAGCTTTTAGCAGCGATTCGATCAGAAACTACTCTGAAAGAGGAGTTCGACGAAGAAACACACGAACTCCTATCTGTGAAACACTACGTGCTCCAGAAGTTTTCCTCTATGGGAAACGGTTTCACGTTTGAGCTTGAAACATTGCTCTTTGCGTGCATCGC